TGCCTTCTACTTTTGGTTTAGATTCGCTTGGAGCTTTCTTTTCTTTAACAGCAGTAAATCCTGCGCCAAAGTTTTGTTTAGCTTCTTTTAGAGTCAATTGTTTTTTAACGCTCTCGTAAAGGTGAGCTGGTACTGCAATTCTGATTCTTGTATTATCGTTCATGTTGTTTTTTTTCTATCGTTTAGTTATTATGCTCCGAATGATGCTCCTGTTGGCAAGATGTTGAAATCTAATTGAATAAATTCAGCAGTTCTTGTTGGTTGTAAGTAGATAGATCCAACTAATTGGTTTCTATCGATTACATCAGGAGTATTGTTTGTTTCGTCCATTACAACTTGGAAAGCGTAAAGACCTTGCTTTTGTTGTACAAATTCCAAATAAGGATTAACTTGATTTAAGAACTTGTTACGAGTGATTTGAGTGTTTGGTTCAAATACCAATTGGTTTGCCACTTGTTTGATGTATCTCTTAAGAGAGATTAATAATCTTCTAACATTCACTCTGTCTAAAGCAGATGGCTTGTCTTGTAAAGTCTTTTGACCATATACAACTGTACCAACTCCTGGGAAAGTAGCGATAGGATTGATTTTTCCTGAATATAAATAGTTTCTATCGTTAACGCTCAATCTTCTTTCTGGCTGTAAAGCTGTAGATAAACCGCCTCTATTCAAACCTGCTGGTGCAAACCACTCTGCAGATACCTTATCGTTGTATTCATATACAGCTGGTATCAGAGTTGAAGGTGGAACGAAGTTTAATTTTCCAGTTTCACGACTTCTAAGTTGAATCCATGGCCAATATGTTGCTGCGTAAGAGTTATCGTATGCTTGAGCTTGTGTTTTGGTTTGAGTCATGCTTTGACCGTATCCAACCGTATCAACTACTGCGATATTGTCTCCTCTTGTTTGAGCCAAACTAACTATACTGTTTATGCTAGAAGGAGCATTTTGCATTGTCAATCCAGGAGCAAAAATTACGTTGAAATCGTATGCGTCTGTATTAGATAACAAGCTAATTGCAGTGGTATAACTTGTAGGGAATACGCCTTGTATATTAGTTGTAGAACTTCCAACAGAAGATGCTGCAATTGGAATAGACTCAAATAAATTCATGCCAGCTAATCCGTAACATCCCCAAATAGCTCCAACTGCGCCACCAAATCCACCATTTAAAGATCCAGATCCCAATTGAGGTAGAGACGCTGTGTATGACGCATTTACATTTCCTGCCGTATCAAAATAGTTTGGAGTAGGTCTATTAACCGCCTTTACTCTTATGTACCTTGACTTGTTTTGATAAGTTCCTGTTTGTTGTAAGTAACTGTTTCCAAATTCGTCTGTTGCGACAGTTTGAGTTTGATCTCCTATTATGTACGATATGTAATTTGTTTGATTGGGATCCAAAGAAAGATTTGTCCAAGATTCTAAAACAGTTTTGCTGTTTTCGTAATCGTCCCCTCTTCTAACTATTAGACTAAATAGTCCCGATCCTGAATCAGAGTTGGTGATTTCAAAACGAACATTAGATGAAGATCCAGATGGCAATAAACCATTTGTTGCTGATCCTGTTGCGTTATTCATTGTTACTCCAAAAGACAGAGTTTCAAGATCAAATGCACTTGAATTAACCCCGGCTGTTGGTGTAGATAATGTAGCTTTTAATACTCCAGCGGCTGTTCCACCTGATCCTGTAGCTTGTCCAAAATATAAACCAGTGTAAACTCTAATTCCTCCAGCGACTCCTGCAGATGATCCGCTAATTTGGATTCCAGTGCCGTCAGAAGAAGCAGTTATAGGCAAACTAGGACTAGATACATTGCTATTAATGAATGAGATCAAAGATCCAGACCATTGTTGCACTGTATAAGAATTACCTGAATTTGGACTAAAATATCCGTAACGTACTGTATCGCTATAGTATGTATAAGACCATCCAAATTGAGCAGGCATTAAATAAGTATAAACTCCAGCTGTATCTACGAAAGTAATTGGAGTTCCTGATCCTGTGACGTTAGATCCAGTTATATCAGCAATAGGTATTCTACCGACTGCGTAAGTTGCAGCTACTGCAGATACATTACATGCAACAGAAGCTGTAGCGGCCGTATAAGTTCCTGATACAACTCTAGTAACCAAAAGAGAATCACCTCCTTGTTCAAAGTAGTTCAATGCCGCCATGCTAGTTAAGTACTCTTGCGAAGTGCCTCCAGAAACGAATGCAGCTCCGAATATCGCTTTATATTGCGAATACGAAGTAACTTGTGTAGGTATGTTTACCGGACCTGTAACTGTTGGACCTAATAAAGCTGCTCCCGCTGCTATTGGACCTTGAGTTATCTGACTCATGTCGTTTTCTGTCAAAAAAACGCCGGGTGATATTAATGTTTCAGCCATGTTTTTATATTAATTTATAGTTTTGGATCTGATAATAAATATCGCCACTTTGGTCAAATTATTGGTTGAATTCTCCAGTTTCGATATTTATGGTAATGTTTCCGTATTTTTCTTTTAAATCTGCAAAAAGTGCTGATTCTGATTGTTTTACTTCTAAAATTCTTTTTCTCTGCTCTTCTATTTGATTTTCTAGATTGAGTTTTTGATATGTTAATTCTCCAAGAATAGATGCAATTTCAAGGCTGTCTTGCTTGATAAATTCTATTCTTTTTAATTCGTCTTCTGTGATTTTTCCCATAACGTTGATTTTAAAACTTGTTTTTGTTCGTAAATAAATATATCGTATTTTATGTAATTAAAAACTCCTCTTTTTTGAGGAGTCGCTTTTTATTTTTTATTTGCATCCATCTTTTTAGGATGTTTCTTTTTGTGATACTTTCTTTTCTTTTTTATTGTATCACAGCTTTGAATTGTTTGTTTAGATTCAGTTTGTTTTTCAATCAATATCGAAGTCATGTCTATTTCCGGTAAAATGATGTCTTCAATTTTTGAAGTTTCTTTTGTTTTTAATTTGTTTTTTACTACTAGAATGGCTACTGCAATTGCTGCTAGCAAAATGATTAGTGTTGTTGTCATAGCTTATTTTGTTTATTTATAAATATATATAAAATAGATATAAAAGAATTTTTTATTTTTTTAGTGCAACTTTATATTATTTTATGACATACTATTTGCTAATAACTTAATTATAAATTCTTATTTCTACAAATTGATTAAATAATTTGTCATCCATTCTACCATTATTAGGTATACCTGTTTCTATAGCTATTTCAGTAGTGCTAAGTTTTCTAACTCCATAATAACTGCCCCAAGCTTCAGCAAAATTTATTTCACCTTCATGCTCCATAGGAGCAACAATCAAAGGAACTGTACCTGTAAACAAAGCAGCTGAAGCTAAAATATATCTTCCAGTAGCACCAAAAGTCCACCATACATTCCCAATAGTATTTTCAAGAACGGTTGCTACTGGAGCTCCGGTGTCATATTCTAATGTTGAATTAGAAGTTCCTTCGTTAGCTCCCCAACTAGCAGGAGTAGTACCTGTAGCTACAAAATAAGTTCCTACAGTATTATTAGGAGCACCTACATTTGTGAAATCCATACCAGGTGAATCATTATTAATTCTGTAAGTAACACCAACAGTTAACAATCCTGTATCAATAGTTAAACCATTACCTCCACCCGTTTGTGTTAATAAAGCTGAGTATACTTTGTATTTTCTACCATTCTCAGCATATGATGCTGTTGAGGCATATGATGCTGTTGAGGCATACGATGCTGTTGAGGCATATGATGCTGTTGAGGCATACGATGCTGATGTGCTATTAGCAATTGGAGTTCCATTTTGATATAAAATGCCTGTAAAGTTAATACTACCAGATACATCTAAATTATAAGCCGGTGACACTTTATTAATACCAACTCTGCCTCCTGTCGAACCTGAATATGGGTCGCCTGTTGTTGTTGAATATGATCCAGTAGCAAATATTATACCGCCTAAATTAATTGAGTCTCGTGTTCCGTTAGCTAATGTGATGTTTGTACCTATAATGATATTATTAGACTTAATACCATCTACACCAGTACCGTAGTTATTTCCTGCTTTATAGCCTATTAATGTTGAATATGAACTACTAACAGCATAATAACCTGTTTCGTATCCTATAAAGTTCGAGTAGCTTGCATTTGTTGCGTAGTATCCTGCTCCATTACCTATAAAATTTGAATTTAAAGCATTAGAAGCTCCTGCACCAGCCTATGCTCCTATAAAATTTGAATATTCAGCATTTGTTGCATCTTGACCAGCTATAATTCCTATAAAGTTAGATCTATCTGCATTGGTTGCTTTAGTACCAGCCCCGTAACCTAAAAAGTTTGAATATTCCGCATTTGATGACCCACTACCAGCTTCTGTTCCTAAAAATATACTTTGCGTAGTGTTAAATCCTGGACCTGCTGCTGGACTTGTAGAATATAATGTAGTACCTGAAGTTGATATAGATCCCCCTGAACCAGTATTTACTGTTAATGCAAATGTGCTACCATTACCTTTTGTGAATGTAATTATATTACTTGATACAGAGGCTGTTGTAAGAGCATTTGGTGTAAAGGATGATGTAGTTGCTGTTCCTAATAATGAACCTGTAAATCCTAATGTTGAAGTTGTCGATCCTGTTACTATTAATGATCCTGTTATTCTAGCGCTACCTGTATATGGGAATGGAGATCCACCAAATGTAATTACACTACCCGTACCATCAGCGAATTCACCGCCTTGTACTTGTACGAGTCGTTG